TTTAATAAGATAACGCAGACCCAAAAAGAAACTTGTTAATACGGCGGAGACGGCGGCGGCTAAGCCAGCCCAACTTGCAGCATCCATTATTTGGCATTAACACCGTAGTCAACTTCAGTACCTGAAGATGGGTCTATGGCTTTTGCAATAGGGGCGATTACTGCGCCGAGTAAAGTTGCGTATGCTGGGTGTATGTCAGCCACAATAGCCAACGCAACGGTTATACCTGAAGCGGCAACTGCTCTTAAATAAGACTTAATTGCTGCCTTATGCTTGTTTGATAGTTTCATCTGTTCCCCCTAGTAATGGGATATTGAAAGGTTTCCCATTTTGATTTGGTTTAAAACTTATATGTATATGTTTTTTGTGAGGATTCAACCCACGATACTTGACCCAACGCCAAAAGGATTTCGCGCTAGCAATCTTGCCCATGTGTATTACATAAAGAAAGCGTCGATCACCTTGTTTTGCCGCAAGTCGTATTTGATCTGCCAAATAGATACTAATTCCCTGTTCTTCAGATAAGCCAGCGTCAATGTCGAGTGCACATACTTCCCCTCGCTCATTGGGGTTATGCTCACTCTTTCGTGATTGATGACGCAAATCAGAAATCCATCCATCAGAACGCTTAGAACGATTTGGGAAATTATCATTGACTTGTTCCCTAAATTGTTCTGCGGCTTTTGATAACCAAGGCTTCATTGATATATATTATGTTCATTATTTGAACAATTCCATTTATAATCAAATGTATTTAATGTTAACTCATCATGATTACAATTTGGTTTAGGTGCAATAAAAGCATCATTTATATTATCATAAATATATCCAACGCTTGCAAAATTGTATCTTATTTTATTATTGTATGAAGTACGTTTGCAGGTTTGATTTCGAAAATTACCGTACCAAATTTCAGGATTTAAACCTTCAATTAACTCAGTTTCATCAATTCCAACAATAACTTCAGTAACAATGTTATTTTCATTTAAAAATGCGTAATGTGCCATTATGCCCAACTCACATTTCCAGTACCAGCAGTTATAGTTGCAATTGTAAAACCACCTGCTGTTGATGTACTACCAGTTAAACCTGCACCAATAGTTATAGTTTTACTGTCGGGATATTTTAATATAACAATTCCTGAGCCACCTGCTGAACCAATAGAACTACCAGCATCTCTTTGTCCACCTCCACCGCCACCTGTATTAGCAGTGCCTGCTGTTGATGCTATTGTTGTACTTACTCCACCAGAACCACCACCGCCTGCACCACCAGAAGCGGCACTTCCAGAGTTAGAAGCACCACCACCACCGCCTGCGTATGTTACTGATGAACCAGAGATAGAATTTGCAGTACCTGCTCCTCCAGCACCTCCTGAAGAACCTGAAGTATTATTTCCAACTGCACTAGAACCACCACCACCACCTGCCGCACCTGAAACTGACGGAATTACGACACCACCAGCATAACCTTCTACTGGTGAATACCCACCAGAATTACCACTACCAGCAGTGCCAGCAGCGGGAGTTGCAAAGTAAGAACCACCACCACCAGAACCACCGCTAATTCCATTTGCATAAGAATCATAAGATGCCCCACCACCGCCACCGGATGAAGTAATTGTTGCAAATACTGAATTAGAACCACTTGAACCTTTACCTGTTGCACTGCCACCACTAGCAGTTCCACCTGCACCACCACCGCCAACAGTTACTGTATAACTATTTCCTAAAACTAAAGATAAAGCAGTACCACCAATAGATGTTCTATATCCACCAGCACCGCCACCAGCACCTACTTGTGAACCACCGCCGCCGCCGCCTGCTACAACCAAATAATCGACAACAACTGTTTGTGGTGTTGTTGGTGCTAAAACACCTGCAACGATATTACCTATCATTAAGCAATAGCCCCAACGACATACCAAGTATCAGTAGCAGTCTTAATGCAGACGGCTGTTTTATATTGTCCTAAAGATGGTTGAGCAGCAGTCGCGCCAGCACTTAAAACAGTTGTTGTGCCGCTTGTTACTGCCTTAATTGTGCAAGCACCAACACCGATATTGAGAACTGTTATTGCAGTTCCTACTGGGTATGCAACTGAAGCGTTGGTTGGAATAGTAAAGTTGACCGCAGTAGCCTTGTTCATTACTACTAAGGCTTGGTATTGGTCGTTTAGTACTGGGGTGTAATCTGCTGTTTGTGCTGTACCTACTGTAAATGAGGTTAAGCCGTTAAACATTGCTGCTGATAGCACGTCACCGGTGCTTGCTGGAAATCCTGTTGCCATTGTGTTTTCTCCTTTAAGTGTCTAATTATATCTCAGTATGCGAGAATATCCTCGCCCAATACTCCGTAGGTTGAGTTCCCGATTATGAAACCGTCAGTTATAGGTTCAAGCGTGGTAAAAGTGCCCATCCATGAGTTAGGGGTTATATCCCAAGATACGCCCTGAATCTGTAAGTTCTTAGTAATAACTGAAGAATCAGGCTGTATATTGGAAATAAGAACATTGTCAAAGTAGTCAAGGTCAAGCATCGTGTCGTTAGGCACTAAAGAGTCATAAAGGTCAACAGTCATACGATCAATGCGGATAGTGGTTGTGCTTCGTGTAGCCACGTATATAGCGGCTATATTGGCTGCCTCAGTATCTGTCTGAACCACTAGATCGCTAAAAGATACTGAGTGAGGGAAATAGGTTGCAACTGAATCGGTATCGATATTGGTCTGAGTAGTACCACCAACCCTAGTAACTGAACAGTTATTTACAATTAACTTATCATCAAAGGCAAAAATTAAATTCTTATATGGGATACCGCCTGTTTGATTGAAAGCAATAGGTGTGCCACCTGCTGAACTAATAGTATTTGATCTGTTCTTAAATATGGCGTTGCCTTCAGGTGATATGTAAAAAGCACCCTGCTCTGAGGTCTCAACGTTTTGCAATGCTGCAAGGGCGGTTCTAGCGGTAGCAGGGTCAGCCTGAGTTAAAGAGTTGCCGGTATCTAGGCTGCGCATAGAGTTAGGGAAGTCAACTGTATCTAATATCTTGGCTATTCTAGTACCTGTATCCTGACCGGCTGCCTGACCTGTAACTGTACCAACGGTTGCCATAGCAAATAATCTAAAAGCATCTGAAGCGTTTATATCTACATAAGAAACATTTTCTGCCTGATCGTATGTATAAACATAATCAGTCGTATAACCACTAAATAAGTAATAATCTAATCCATTGTACTCAGCAGATATTCTAAGTTTTCTTAATGGTGTTAAATAGCCATATAGGTCAGAACTAGTATTTTGAGGATTGAACCTACCGTTTTGGTCGTAAATTCTTATTGTGCAAGTACCAGCCTCATAAGTGTCTCTAGGTATATTACGTCCACGACTAATCTTGATTGATCTAGTAATGTCAGTTAAATCTATAACCAATGAAGGTGCAGTTTGATCTGACAAAATGCCAACACCTAACACGCCGTTGACTGGGTCACCGATAGTAAAAGGGTTACCGAAGGTAGCACCTGAACTAAAGTTAAGGCTTATGTTAAGTACTGGAAGGCTCATGTTATCTGAAAGGGCTTATGGTAGAGAACGAGCCTGAGGCAGATGAGTTAACTAAATCATTGCGCAACTGACTTAATAGGTCTTGAGTAGCACCGTTGACATTGATAACGGTAGTTGAGGTAGTAGGTGGTGCACCAAATCTACCGCCGCTTTCTCTGTATCTTTCCTGAGCAATCTCAGCAACGCTCATACCTGTATAACCGGTAGTACCTACTAAACTTGATGCTAGATCATTGTAATAATTACCAGTAGCACCAAGTGGGGTCTTAGGCATGGCCGCTAGTAACTTCATCATCAATAGTATTTGCTGAATCAAAATGTCAATATCTTTAGACCAGCCCTCAAATGGATATAGTGCCTTAGGTAACTTGGCAATAGCCTCAGCAAGGTTAGTAGTCTGTAATTGAGCCTTTACTAAATCCGTTGCAAGCCTTTGAGCCTCTGTAACATTTTGTTGTAATAAAGCCAACTGCAAGGACAATCTTAACTTTTCGTTCTCAGTTATTTTGTTTTGCAATGCTGCATAAATCTGTATTTGCTCTAAGTCAAATAAACTAGATAATTGTTCTAGTTTCTTACGATCTTCCTCAAGTTTCTTTTGAGCAGCAACTAAAGCCTTATCTTTAGCAATAGCCTGTAAGCGTAATCTTAATTGCTTAGCGGCTTCAGCCTGTAATCTTTTTTCCTCTTTTTGTAAAGCCGTATAATCAAACTTCATAGCCATAGGGTCAAATGGCTTATCAAAGTTCATTTTATATTGAAGAATAGGTGAATCAGATGGTGTAGTTAAATTTTGGAATCCAGTCTTAGTGACCTTAATAAATCTAGAAACATTATTGATAAGTCCAGCAAGTTTATCACTAATCTTGTCAATGCTGCTGCCGTATTTATCAGGGTCTCCAAATGCGTCATCAAGTGCCTTAACTAAAGCACCGCCAATTTTTTCTTTAGCATCTTCAGCCTTGGCAGACAAAATTGCCATTTTGCCAGCAAATGAGTCTGCTGCTAACGCTGCCTGACCGTTAAACTTTTTGGCTAAATAAGTTGTAACCTTATCCAAATCCATAGTCTTTAATTCAGCCTTAGTTAAACCAATGTTTAATTTACCTAATGCGGTGTTTTCCCCAAGGGCAGCCTTGCTTAACGCGGCTGTAACGCTTGCAAGATCGCGCCCAGTTCCTGCACTAGTATCTAAAGCAACCGATAATAACTGTTGTGCTTTTCTAGCATCTAAGGTCGAGTTAACTAATTGAGTGAACGCAGGTCTTAATTGATCGTCTAAAACGCCAGTCTGATTTTGTAGGTTCTGAATAAATCCAGCCGTGCTTAAAACAGCATAAGATTGACCCAAGTTCTGTAATATCTTACTTAACTGACCTGCT